CCCAAGCTAACATAGGTAAACCTATTGAGTCAGAAGCATCGCTTAGATCTAGCGTAGCTAGAACATCAGTCGCGCTTCCGAAACGAGCTGCCTCCTGATTGATCTGCGGTTGGGAAGTAATATCGAGTCCAAAGAAGGACACGAGTCTTTCCTCCAACAGTCGGCCGAGCCCAAGCTGATAAAACATATTCAGCGAAGGTTCAATGGCAATCAATCGAGATTTAGTGTCGTCTTTCGGGACGAAGCTGAACCTACTACCTGTCACGAGCTCGGGATCGCCGTAAAGGACTTGGCGGATAGACTCCGCCGCGGCCCATGTGGCTCTCCCGTCGCCCGAGGTCGCGTTACTATATGCGACTGCAAGTGCCTCTGACGTACAAGTAAGAGGCGAGTCGAAAAACTTCGTATAGAAGTCCTCTCCTCGCCCCCCGACACTAACTCCCGGTCCACAGCGCCCTCTATCAAAGAGGTCGTTGATGTGGAAAAGGAGGTTTTGCCCTTGCGGATAGAAGAACTTATAAAGGGTGTATTTGAACTCACCCAGTAGCTCCTCGTCAAGACTCGTAAGTGGATTAAAAACCCAGGTTCCACATTTCTCATTCGATTTGTGGAACTTTTCAACAGCTACAGCATTCTGCGCATCAGACGTTCTGTCCGAAGCAAGATGCTTCTTTAGGACAGAAGCCATCAGCGCATGGGCTGCAGCTGTCTTAGGGTCGTTATCCGGCCCCCAAGGGGTTCCGACTTTCCAGTCGGTCCCAAGGTAAGGCCCGAGGTCTAACAAGAGGTCCGAAAAGAGCTGATCTGACATTGCCATGGTCAGTTCCTTAACGTCAACGTTGCGTTTGGCACTACGCTAACCAGGCTCTGATGAGTCCTGACATCCAGGCTATTACAGCCAAGATGGTCTCATGATCGAAGTAGATCACGAGAGTTCCGGTGAAGAGCGCTATCACTAGCGCTCCTCTTCTTCGTTGTTTACGGCGGCCCTTTTTAGAGGACGCCGGTAACAATCGAATCACCGAACTCATTGCTCTGCTCCCAAAGAGCACCAATGAGTAGCGAAAGGCCGGCCCGAATACTCTCCGGATCCGCAGTGTCGGCACCTGCCGGCACTGAGATTTCCAGCTTAGCAAGCATAACCTGCTTCGGCTGGCCGGCTAGGACGTCAACCCCCGTACGGAGGCTGATTGTCCAAGTGTTTTTCGGGACAGAAGGCAACGCCCCGTTCGCTAGCAAACTCGGGAGGGTGCGAAGCACCTTCGGACGGGTAGCTAGGATTGTGAACGGGTTGGACGGAGAACTGACTTCGACACCCGTCTGGGTGCCTCCGAGCGTAGTTACTGCTCGGGCCACACCGTTCACATCCGGCGCCACATCGGCGACGAGCGTGTAGGTGGGGGATGTCAGCCCGGTGCCAGGTGCACCGGTGACCGGAGAAGTTGGATTCCAAGTCATGGAAATCCCTCCAGTCCTTCGGAGACACTGCTACGAATGCGTCCATTTTGCCTCCTAATGGAGCCGATCGTCAGCTTGCGCCGGCGACCGGAGTACATGCCACAGCGCTCCCATCATGTGAGCGCAGACTTCCCGAGTGGTATCTTCCAGTGAAGACAACATCAGAAAGTTATTTTCGCGGACGTAGTCCTGAGTCGCAAG